AAAACATAAAGGATAAATAATGCTTCCAATAATCAGTGCGGTATCTAACTTAGCAGGTACGTGGCTGGAAGGTCGTGTAGCGAAAACTAAGGCGAAAGCAGAGGCAGAAGCTCACGTAATAAAAACACAGGCTGAGAGTGCTGCTGATTGGGAGGCTGCGATGGCAAGAGCGTCGAATCAGTCTTGGAAAGATGAGTGGTTAACTATCTTGTTTAGTATTCCCCTGATCCTGTGCTTCATTCCAAGCACTGTTCCCTATGTTGAGCAGGGCTTTGAAGTCCTTTCAAGGATGCCCGATTGGTATCAGTATGCTTTATCTGTCATAATTGCTGCCAGTTTTGGTGTTCGTTCTGTAATGGGTATAATGAATAAAAGGAAATAATTATGGATGAAAAAATAAAATGTTGCGGCGGAGGTTGTGATCAGCACGATGCAATTCAAGAACGTATAAAAGAAATGCAATATAAAAAAGAGCAACGAGATAAATTTTTACAAAGGTATGGAAGGTAGGAGAATAAAAACCACATGAACGTTATAGATTTACAATCTTATAAACAATCTAAAAAATCTAAAAAGAGTAAAAAGGAAGTAGAACTATTGATGTTCTATTCAGAACTCAAACAGCTTTTAAGATTAAAGGATCATGTGGAGTTTAACATTTCTATTATGCAAGAAGTCATCAGTAATGTTGAGGACGAAATATGCGAGAACAAGGACAAATAATATTAATTACTGAACTATTAGAGCAAAAGAAACGTAAAGAAGATGAATTAGAATACTACCATAAAGAATTAGAAACGTTGCGTCTCAAGTCTGACATTGTAGAAAAAGAATTAGAGATGACAAGAATGATTATAGATTTAATTGAGAATGAAAAGCTATGATATTAGCTAATAAGATACACCCTAAAGAACAGAAGAAGGTATTAGATTGCTTTACTAAAGGCAGTAACTTAAACGCCAATAAAGTAATTAGTATATTAAGAGATCAAAATGAAACAGTTATATTTACTAGCTTACCATACCAAGTAAGATATATTTTGAATTACCTATATGCAAAAGGGGATTTAAAGTTAGATGAAAAGAAGGGTACTTATAGTAAGACAACAAATTAAATGGGAATGAAATATGCGTAGAGAAAAAGATTTTAGATTGGAACGTGCCGGGGTATCTGGATATAACAAACCTAAGAGAACTCCGAAGCATCCTAAGAAGTCCCATGTGGTTGTAGCGAAAGAAGGGAAACAAATTAAAACTATTAGATTCGGTCAACAAGGAGTCAGTGGAGCAGGTAAAAGCCCTAAGACTGACAGTGAAAAAGCTAGGCGTAAATCATTCAAGGCTCGACACGGCAAGAATATTGCGAAAGGAAAGATGTCTGCTGCTTATTGGGCTAATCGAGTGAAGTGGTAATATGACAAAGTTTGATAGTTTTTGTACTCGTATGTGGATAGATTATTGCGATGAAAATGATGATTGGTTGACAGCCTCTAGTAGACTTGACTTAGATGAATACAAAAATAAATACAAAGAATGGTTGTTCGATAAATTTATAAAACAAAAAGGGGTGGTCAATGGAAGAGATGTTTAATATGTTTGAACCACCGGAGGCAGCAGTTCTTAGATCAAATGCAGAAGCCATATCTCATTTAGCGGATGCTATTATGAATGTAGAAGATAAGGAACTTCAGCAAGGGTTGTTCACTTTGATTAATCGTCACAGTGAATTTCTATTGGACTGTAGTGGTACAGTGATGACTGCGAATAAGATGCACTTGAAGGCTGTTAAATAATTTATTTCCGGGCATTCAAGGCCAGTTCAATCTTATCGTGGATCTGATCAAGTTCTGTCTTAGCTTCTAGTAAAGTACTTCTTAATACATTAAAGTCTTTATTATTTAAATACTTTTTTAATTTTTTAATATCTACCGATATTCGTTCAGTAATCAAATTACCTTTAGCATCGAATAAAATTTTATAACCTAATATAGTTGCTTCGCTTTTAGGTATCATTCTACTTCCCTAAATACAAGTTTACCAGAGTCACCTCTTAATCCAGCTTTCATATATGAGGTAGCTCTTCCTTCAAAGAAGTTCTGATGTTCAATTCCCATCACCTCATCCAGCCACCCTAGAGGGTTATCTCTCTGATCAAAATTAGTTTTTAATCCTAGTTGTAGTAGTCTTCTATCTGCAATATATCTATTATAAGCATACATATCTTCTTTAGTTAATCCTTGTATGTCTCCCATAGAAAATACTAGATCAAGAAACTTATCTTCTAGTTTCACCATCTCTCTACAGATTTGATAGAGTTCCTTTTTAAAATCATCTGTCCAAATCTCTATGTTCTCTTGAATAAATTCTTTGAATAGTCTAGTCATGGCTTCTACATGCAGAGACTCATCTCGTATAGAGTACGTTACAATCTGTCCCATACCCTTCATCTTCCCGAATCTAGGAAAGTTTAATAGTATTGCAAAGCTACTAAACAACTGGAGTCCTTCGGTGAATCCCGAATAGACTGCTAAAGTTTTAGCGATACTCTGCTTGTTGCTTAGTGTGGGCTTAAAGTCTTTAATATAATCGTGCTTATCAAGCATCTCTTCATACTCAGAGAATGCTTTATATTCTAATTCAGGCATACCTACTGTATCCAACAGCAAGCTATATGCATGTTGATGTATAGATTCTATGTTTGCAAAGCTGCTCATCATCATACGAGATTCTGGTTTCTTAAATACTCGCATGTATTTATCAATATACCCGGCTCCTACATCTACATCAGACTGTGTAAATAATCGAAAGATCTGAACTAATAGGTTACGTTCAGTATCAGATAGATCCTGCCAATCTTTAATATCTGTGTGTAAAGGAACAGACTCTGGCATCCAATGCATTTGATTTTGTAATACATAATAATCAAACATCCACGGATGATCGAAAGGTTTATAGTAATCTCTAGTATTTAGTAAACTCATTCTTTTCTATCCCAACAATTTAAATTTGCAGCGACTGTGCGCCGTTCTCCTTCTCCAAAGAAAGGGTATACCATATGTTGCATCCAACTTGGAAACATCAACAGCCTACCTACCTTTGGTTGCATTGAGACTGACTGAGGAGGCCTCAGACGCTCTGTATTCATTAGTTCGTTCCTACCATAAGTAAAGGCTAAGAAGCCGTCACAGGCTCCTGAGTCGTCGTAGAGAGTGTAGTCCTTGTTGTATGAGGAATCACCTTGTTTTCCTATCTGTTCGGGAACCTTAGTCCAGCAGGTAGTACTGATCCCCATGAGTGTCTTAGTGCCATGATCATGCACTGGATTATAATCCCCCTCAAAAGAATGCACAGACCATAGCTCATCTATGTCTACATACTTAGGTTTTAATGTAGCTCCTGTAGTTTGAGAGAAAGTAGTAATGTAATCCGCACCCATCTGACAGATAGCTTGTCTAAATTCCTGAAGCTCTGCTACTTCGTGATCCATTGTAAGCTGTTCACCCCTATGTATCTGTCCTACTAGTGTACCTGCATGAGACTTCCTAGACTGATCTTCAAGGAGATTATCTAAGTAATCATTTAGTATAGTCACCGTCTCTTCAGGTAATTGTGTCTCAAACATAGTTACAGCAGGAAGGTGATGTACCTGTATGTCCATCTTACTAAGGATTTTCCCTGACAATAAAATTATTTTTTAAGCACTCTAGCTTGTCTTCGACTTCAGCTAATTGACCTATTAAACCATTAATAGATTCCATAAGATGAGGATGCTCCGCAACACCCACACTATTTGTCAGATAGTTATCTATATCTATTTTCATTTCTTCAATCTCTGCTTCGTACTTTAACTTTAGGGCGTGTATTTTTATATTGCGAGTAGCCATTTGTTCTCCTTTTAATTAGCCTTCACAGGCTAGACATTCTAATTCTTCTAATTTTATTCTAGGTACTTTAACAGTAACGTTTTCAGTTGTCCGTGCAGCTTCTGTTCTGAAATAATAAAGAGACTTCAGTTTGTTTGCACCGTACCAATGGACATCATTAACGTACTGCATATAATCATCATGTGTTTCCTGATCTTCAGTAGCCTTGGGAAGTGTAAAGAATAAGTTAACGCTCTGACTCTGACAAATAAACTCCTGTCTTTTCAGTGCGTGTTCAACTACCCAAATCTGATTGATCTCAGTTGCTGTTTTAAATACATTCTTCTCGTGATCAGAAAGAATATCTAAGTTCTGCACTGATCCATTATGTTCTAATATGTCAGCCCATAGATCTTTTATCTTTTCCGATGATAACTTTTTCTTTCTAAAAAGATCTTCAAGAAATCTGTTTTTAACCTGATAATTTCCTGTGAGGGTTTTATGTGTAAAGATGTTAGCACGAAAAGGTTCAATAGAAGGAGAAGTCCCGCCACAAATAATACTGCTACTAGCATTAGGAGCAACAGCGAGTAAATGAGAATGACGATACCCCGTCCCGTACACATCAGGAGCTTCCCCACGCTCATCAGCCAATCGTTGAGAAACTTTACGCGACTCAGATTTGATATGCTTAAAACATTTGTGATTAAAGCTCGTAGCATAGATGCTTTCAAAATCAATGTCGTTACGTTGGAGATAGGCGTGAAACCCCATTGCACCCAAGCCAATCGACCTTTCTCGATAAGCTGAGTATGCAGCCTTTGTAAACCCTTCCTGTCCTTTCCTAATATAGTTTTTAAACCTTTTAAAATTTGCACTGTACTCTCCAAGTTGAGTAGTATCTATAGCATTCTCAATAAAATGTTGTAGTATATTATCGAGCATAGTTACTAAATCACTAATGAACAGCGGATCTTTTGACCACTCATCGAAGTGTTCTAAATTAACACTAGATAAACAACAGACCGCAGTTCGTTCTTCGTTTGTAGGTAACGTGATTTCAGAACAAAGATTGCTTTGTCTTATTTTTAAACCTAAATCTTTCTGCTGCTTGGGTAAGTACTCATTACATAAATCGATGTTGACCATGTAAGGCTCACCAGTTTCTGCTCTTGCATATATAATCTGCCACCAAAGATCTCTGGCATTAATAATTTTCACAGCTTCATTAGTTTTAGGATCAACCAATCGCCAATCTAAATTATCTTTTACAGCATTTAGAAACTCATTGGTTATTGTAATCCCATTGTGAAGATTCAAACATTTCCTATTTATATCCCCACCAGACTCTTTACGCATGTTGATAAATTCTTCAATCTCCGGGTGACTAATATCCATGTAAGCAGCGTAGCTTCCACGCCTAGTTGTACCCTGATTGAAGGCAAGCATCTGAGAATCCACTACATGCATGAAAGGAATGCTACCAGTAGAGCGACTACCGTGAGCAGTAGGAATGCCATTACTCCTAACGTCTCCCCAATATCCACCAATACCTCCACCTGAACTTGCCAACCATATGTTCTCGTCATAGTGATCAGATAACCCGCCACGGCTGTCAGGTACATAATTGAGGAAGCAGCTAATAGGAAGACCACGGCTGGTTCCCCCGTTAGAAAGTATAGGAGTGCTATACATGAACCAACAGTCGGAACTGTAGTTATAAAGCCTTTGAGCCAGTTCATAATCTGTTACTCCTTTGAACGTCGCTCCAAAAACAGACGCTCTCGCAAATGCTTCTTGGGCATGTGTTTCTCCTTCCCAAAAATAACGATCCTTTAAACTGTTCAAACTAAAATCGTTTAAGTTATTATCTTTATTGTAATTTATTTTTATACCTAAGTATTCTTTGGGTCCGATTTTATCCTCTACCATTTATTATTTTTCCGATTTATTATTTAAATAAAATGCAATCATAGCGTAGTGTATAATTTTAAGTAGATCCTTATTATTCTTTCCGTCCTTCTTACCATATCGCATAGCATACTTCATAACATTACCCATACAAAAACCTTCGCCGTGTCCTGCGTCAATTATCATATCGGTTGCTTGGTATTTCCCAGCAGCATAGTGTTCTTTATAAGTAGCATCTATATAAGGTTTTATTATCTCATCTAATATAGTGTCTTCAGAATATTTATAATCTGTGGGATCTTTTAAATTCTTTATAGTAGTTTTAATTTTGGGATTACTTTTTTGAATAGCTTTATGTACAGCATCCCATTCTTCATCAGTAGCACTATCAATACTAATACTCATCCTCACCTCCAAGATTCAGGTAAAGTTTCTTCCGTGTACCATGTAAATTTATTCTTATTTGCCCATTCAGCATGTGATCTTTTAGTACCATCCTTTCTCCTTTTAGCTCCCGGCATAGGAGCTTCTGGTTTTTGAAATAGAAATACTAGTTCTGTATTTATAGGAAGGGATTTCCTTAACCATATATATTTGCTATATTCAGCATGGTCCCAGAACCTACCTTTAGCTTCCAACAAAATTGTTTTAAGACCTATTTGTTTCACAAAATCTATTTCGTAGGTTTTCTCCATAATATATTTAATGAGATCCCCACGAAGATTCCAATTCTTTAGTATGTTTTGGTGTAAAGAGAACTCCCACATACTGTCATAACCTTTCGGTATGTATCTCTTCTTGGGTCTGGCCTTCCTTGGCTTTCTTCTAGGCATCTAGTAATTCTTCGACCTTAGGTTCTCTTACAACTTTAGTTAAGTAAGTAATACCTTTAGCATATTTAAATGCCCTGAGTCCTTGACCATCATTTGAATCTTTATGACACTCAAACTTATGAGCACAGTATCTGCATTCTCTAGGAAGTCTGTAGTTACCGGAGGTTCCTTCTGGAACAGAAGCATAGCAGAATTCCGGTGGGGTATGTGACTTAATAATTTTTTGCAGCTCTTCTATTCTAAAGGGTATATTAGGTTTGTCAAGTTCATCTGGTTGAAATAGAGCTAATTCTCCTGTTTCTTTATTGATGGCAAGGAATCCACCATCGGTTGTTTCTTCTGAGTGTTCATACCCTGCCAGTTGTGCCATGTATCCGAATGGATCATCGTCTGGTAAGCTACCATCTCTAAACTTTTTAAAAGCAAACCCGGAAGCAGACTTAATATCTACTACTTCCCCGTCTATTTTACAATCCATGTGTCCCAAGATACCACTTATCTTAACTTCCTTTTGCTCATCAGTTACTTTATGCCCTGCTAATTCTGTCAGGAATAAAACAACACGCTCTAGAATATGACCGTATAGAAATTTAATAAGTACTGGAGAGGGTATTCCTTGGGACTCCCTTTTAGAATTCATGTCGTACCATAATTGTCTTTTAGGTTTACCGATGTTTGACATCCGTAAAGCAGGTTCTCTTTTTGATCTAGGTGTAAGCCAATCTTTAAGGGCTTGCTTCATAAACTCAGCAAACTTATCTAGATCTTTATCACAAACATCTATAGTTTCTCCTTGACCAAGGACACCTATACGATCATAAATATCCTCTACTACTGTTGTTAATTTCTTTGTCATATTTTATGCTCCACAAAATTTAAACTTCTGGTATCAGGATTAAAGCCGAGAAACTTTACACCTAATTTTTCCTGTACTTTTGTCCTAGTTTTTTTAAGATTAGGAGATCTCTCTTTATTATTGACATGCAAAGTTTTAACATCAATAAGAGTAATGTTTCCTTTCTTGTCCATAGCTATCATGTCTACTGGCCCGGTACATCCTGAGTTCTGAAAGACTTCATACCCATGATCCCACAACCAAGTCACAGCATAGTACTCAGCAAAGTCTCCTTTTCTACTTTGATTATGGTTATTCATATAATTCCTTTAAAACTTGCAAATTATTTAATTCATTAATAGGAAGATTGTAACAGTCTGTTCTAACCTTCCAATTATTAGAAGGATCTACCTCTCCCTTTTTCAAGAAGGTTGCTCTCTTAAAATAATCTATCTTATCCATATAACCTAATAGCCATCCTTCTGAGTAATCATACTTACTCCACTTCTTAGGAAGTATCCTTGTAAAAACATATACATCACAGTCCTGTTTAGTATTAAGAGCAGCTACTGAACATTCATAGTGATCTCTAGGTGAAGTAGTTACCTTCTTACTCTTCACATCTATTTTAAAATTATTAAATATAATATCGTAGTCATAGGTAT